TACATAGACGGTTTGTTGTCTGAATTTCGATCAATCGAAAGCCGAGCTGGTACGCAGTCATCTACGGTTCGTCGGTTCGTTAAGGGAATCATCGAGGTAGCTTTGTATAATTACCTGGTTAAGCGTAAGGCGTCAGAACCAGCAGTCGTTTAATTCGAATGTGCATATTTTTTTTACAACTTAGGGTATCAGGGTGATACCCTTTTTTATTTTATGGCTTATATTTTCCGGAATAATTCGAATAGCAATGAGCGGATTAACTCCAAAACAGGAAAAATTCTGTCACGCATACATAGAAACAGGTAATGCCAGCGAGGCATACAGACAGGCATATGACTGTGCAAAGATGAAGCCCGAAACGGTGAATAGAACTGCTAGCGACTTGCTAAACAACCTCAAGATTGCCACAAGGGTCAAGTTGTTACAGGCAGATTTGCAGTTAAAGAGTGATATCCGAAAAGAGGAGATCTTGGACCAGCTTTCTGCGATCATGGAAGCAAAGATTACTGATTACCTGGAATTCAATGGTCGTACTATCCGGTTTAAGAATTTCAAAGATCTGACAGATAGGCAGGTTAGGGCTATTGAAAGTATCAAACGGGGTAAGAAAGGCATAGAGCTTAAATTGCACGGCAAGAGCTGGACGATCGAAAGGATCTGCCGGATGCTAGGTTATGACGCCCCTAAGAAGCAGGAGTTAACTGGTAAAGATGGAAAGGACCTGTTTGCACAGATGCCTGATGAAGAACTGGAAAAGAAACTCCTGGAACTATCCCTGAAACTTCAAAATTCGAAGTAATGGCACGGGAGGATTTGGTGACATATTACGGACTATTAAAGGAGAAGCTGCTAAGGGAGGCCCGTAGCGGTTTACTTGCTTTTACAGTCGCAACTATGCCGACCTTTTCCCCGGCTTCTTTTCACAAGAGGTATTATAAGCAATTGAATGACTTCGCAGAAGGGAAGATCAAAAAGCTTATGACCTTTATGCCTCCCCAGCACGGCAAAAGTGAAGGAAGTACCAGAAGATTACCCAGTTACGTACTTGGCCGGGATCCGGATAAGAAAATTGCAATTGTTTCTTATAATGCTCCAAAGGCCCGGAAGTTCAACAGGGAGATCCAGCGTATCATTGACACGCCAGAATATCATGAGATTTTTCCGGATACCCGCCTGAACTCTTCAAGGGTAACCACTGTGGCGGGGCAATGGCTCCGTAACGCAGATGAATGTGAGATCGTAGGGCGTAGAGGCGGCTTTAAAACTGTGGGTGTAGGGGGGCCTCTTACCGGGGATCCCGTCGACATGTTGATTATGGACGATATCTACAAGGATGCGAAATCGGCCTGGTCCCCTACGATCCGGGAAGGTATTGAAGATTGGTACGATACCGTTGCTGATACCCGTTTGCATAATGATAGCCAACAGCTTATAGTCTTCACCAGGTGGCATGAAAATGACCTTGCAGGACATCTTATTCAGCAGCAGGGTATCTATGACCCTGTAACCAATCCCGACGGTTGGGTAATTATTGTTTACCCGGCTATCAAAATAGGCGGTCCTACTGAATACGATCCCAGGGAGGAGGGAGAAGCTCTATGGCCGGAACGCCATAGCCTTGATAAGCTGAAGCTGTCACGAAAGCGAAATCCGCATGTGTTTGAATCCTTATACCAGCAGAATCCGAAACCTAAACAGGGCCTTATGTACGAGCAAGGCTTTAAGACGTACGAGGTTATCCCCTATTCTGCTCGTATGGTTCGAAAGAATTATACTGATACCGCGGATACCGGTGAAGATTATCTCTGCTCTATCGACTATATAGAGACTCTTACAGGCAATTATGTGACGGACGTACTGTACACACAAAAGCCCATGGAGTATACAGAACCGAAGACGGCAGAAATGTTGACCAAGGACCAGGTGGAGGAAGCTGTTGTTGAAAGTAATAACGGCGGGCGCGGGTTTGCCCGGAACGTAGAAAGCCAGTGCCGGATCATGCGTAACAACCTGACCCGGTTTACCTGGTTTTTCCAATCCGATAACAAGGCAGTCAGGATCTTCAGTAAATCGGCAGAGGTCCAGAACCTGGTTTATTTTCCCAAGGGCTGGGACCAGATGTGGCCGGAATTCTACCAGGCTATTACGGGGTATATGAAGGTAGGAAAAAATGCACATGATGACGGGCCTGATGCCCTTACAGGTACCGTGGAACGGAGAGATACCGGAATAGCTCAGGATCTCACAGGTATTTTTTGATCAAATTGATATTACTGTAACACCTTACACATATGACAATAGACGAAATTTTCCAACTAACCACAGCAGCAGATCAGATTAATGAGCTGAAGTCGAAAAGAGGTATTCCGGACCCTCCTGCTGATACAGCCCGAAAACAACTCGATCCGCTGAAACATGATGTCATGGATCCGAGGCTCCGGAAAGACAAATGGGTGAAGGTAGACAAACAAGACGAAGGACCTAAAGTGATTACGACGGATGAAGCAAATACTGGTTATCGTCGTGAGCCGGTCGCCCGTATTGCTGTAGCCCTTCAAAAGCTGATTGTCAAAAGGGCCGTTTCGTTCCTTTTTGGCAATCCTGTCGAACTGGCGGCTGAACCGGTAGGGGAAGGGCAGAAAATGGTTCTGCGGGCTCTGGATCGCATCCTGTACGATATTAAGGATCGTTCGTTCAACCGGAAGGTGGCCCGGCAGATGTTTTCCTGCACGGAAGTGGCGGAGCTCTGGTACCCTGTTCCTGTGGAAACCCCCCATACCGATTATGGCTTTCCGTGCAAGTACAAATTCAAGGCCGCAATCCTTTCTCCGCTTCTGGGCGATGAGCTTTACCCCTATTTCGATGAATCCGGGGATATGACAGCCTTCTCACGTGCTTACCAGGTGAAAGATCAGGCGGGAGCTGCGCACAGCTATTTTGAGACCTACACGGCCACGGAGCGCTGGCTCTGGGAGCTGGACAGCGCAAACGGATATCAGGTTGTCGAAGGATTTCCGAAAAAGATCGAGATCGGAAAAATCCCCGTTGTGTTCGGCTGCCAGCCCCAAGTGGAGTGGGCCGACGTACAGGGGCTGATCGATCGTCTGGAAAAACTTCTGTCCAACTTCGCGGATACGAACGATTACCACGCTAGTCCGAAAATCTTCGTCACTGGAAAGATCCTGGGCTTTGCAAAGAAGGGTGAAGCCGGGAGTATCATCGAGGGTGAAAAGGATTCGAGCGCTGAGTATCTGGCATGGCAAAATGCGCCAGAGAGCGTGAAGCTTGAAATTACCACATTGCTGAACCTGATTTACACGCTTACCCAGACTCCGGATATCTCCTTTGAGAGCGTCAAGGGCCTGAGCGCCATGTCCGGGGTGGCTCTGAAGCTTCTTTTCATGGACGCACATTTGAAAGTAGCGGATCATCGTGAAGTATTTGACGAATACATGCAGCGGCGCATTAACATCCTGAAGGCTTTCATAGCCACAGCGAATAAGAGCCTTGCTACTGACTGCAGTGCGCTTATGGTTGAGCCGGAGATCACGCCTTATATGATCGAGGACGATAAAGCCAAGGTGGATATGGTTGTGGCCGCAAATGGTAACAAGCCCGCCATCTCTCAGAAGCTGTCTGCGAAGATCCTGGGACTTGCAAAGGATCCGGATAAGGACTATGAACAGATGCAGACCGAAGAGGCTGCCCGGAACACATTCGATATAGCCGAACCTTCATTTTAAGTGATATGGAAGAAATTGCTAACATAGACTCGATCCTCGCCTGTGTTCCTGATCGTTTTGTCCTGCATTTTGGTTTTCAGAGTTGGGGAAAAGAGATTTTGATAATGGAGAAGGAAGGAAGAGCCTTTGCCCGGGTGTATTGGTACAATGACGACAACGCTACTGTTTTTCTGGACTGGCTAAACGTAGACGAAAAAGCAAGAAAGCAAGGGATAGGAACAACGCTTCAGGAGATAAGGGAGAAAATCGGCTTTGAATTAGGCGCAAAGAAAGCCATGCTTTTGGTTGACAAAACACAATGGATGCACAAATGGTACAGACGGAGGGGTTACAAGGAAACGGGAGAACAGGAGCGGGGCTTTATATGGATGGAAAAAGTATTAAAAGCTTGTTAAATATTCATTTTAAGCGATATGGCAAAGATCAGAAAAGTACTAATCGGGCAAACAATGGAATACCGTTTCCTGTGTCCCGGGTGCGAATGCGAACACGCTTTTAACGAGCGTTGGCAGTTCAATCAGGATTTTGATAATCCGACTGTATCGCCCTCGTATCTGATTTACGGGAGTATAGGCAACCGGCACAATGTCAGGTGTCACAGCTTCATCGAGAACGGCAGGATCCGCTATCTGGGAGACTGCACGCATGCCTTGGCAGGTCAGACCGTTGAATTACCTGATTATTAACAATGCCTATCATCCAACATACCAGCGACGGCGAGATTCATGACTACGTTCAGAAGTGGTTGCAGAACGTGATCGTGTCCCTGCAGGAAGCAATGCAAATGACCCTGCAGGAAGCTGTCAATAAAGCGAAAAGCGTAAACACGTACAAGGATCAAACAAACAACCTCCGGTCCTCTATCGGGTATGTCCTGTATTACAACGGCAAGGAAGTGGCGCAGGCATTTGCAAAGTCAGGTACCGGGCAGGAGGGCGATGGATCGGAAGGGATTCAGCGCGGAAAGGATTTGGCCGGCAGGGCAGCGAAGAAGTACAGCCGCGGCTTTGTCGGCGTTCTGGTGGCGGGAGAGAACTATGCGGTCTTTGTCGAATCGAAAGGGTACGACGTGATTACCGGCAGTACGCTGCGCTTTGCGGATGATCTGCAGAAGTATCTGGACAGCGTGAATAAAGTCTTTGGAACGACATTCAGGAGGGTGCAAAATGGCTGAACTGATTGACAAGGATACCGAGGAACTGGCAAAAAAGGAGCAGTCGATCCTGAAGCAGATACAGGTACTGATTCACAGCTTGTACATGTCCGTGTTCGAGATGTCAGACGTGAAGCAGGCTATTTTGAAGCGTGAAACGTTCTGGTTTAAGAGGTACCCGTCCGCAGAGAAGGCGATCGATAAACAGATCGCTAAGATCACAAAGCGATTTGAGGGTCTGGTCCTGTCTGGGGTAGAACAATCGTGGAATCAGGGCGAAAAGAGTACGTGGGATCAGCTTAAAGCCCAGTTCTCCAAAAGTGCAAAGCAAGCTAAAGCTTTTGACGAGATCCGGCAGCAGGCAACAGCCTCGCACAGGGGCCAGGGCGCCCAGAACTTCATTAACGATAAGAAAAACGGATTTGACTTGTCAAAACGAGTCTGGAAGGTCACGCAGAATGCTAAAGCGGAGATGGAGACTATCATCCAGAACGGCATTATGGAGGGTAAATCAGCCGCAGAAATGAGCCGGGGCGTGCGGGAGTATTTGCGTGAACCGGATAAGCTGTTCCGCCGTGTAGATCGGAAGAGCGTCGTGTAGGGAAAGAGTG